CGATGGCGGCCAAGGCGGCCTCCGTCTCCTGATCGGGCTCAGGGACGACCGTCCCGGTCGGCTGGGCCGGGCTGGGCGTCGGGACGGCGCCACGGGTCCGGCGGTCAATCAGGAGGTTCCTGGCCTCATCCCGGGCGGTCAGGAGGAGGTCCCGGGCGGGGTGACCCATGGCAAAGCCTAGGGCCGCCTGACTGAGCCGGTTGGCGTACTCGGTCAGGTCAGCCTCTGAAAGGCCTTCCAGGGTCGCCTGAGGGGGCAAATTCATGCCTCCCGAGCTGACGGCGGCGTCAGCCAGGGAGGCCCCGGTAGGGTGCGGAGCCGGACCTCCCGACCGGCTGTATCCTTTGACGATAGGTCCACCTGACTGCGGACCGGGCGGCCCCCCTGACGGGCTGACAGGCCTGACAGGCTGACCACCGCCCGGAGGCGGAGGCGGCGGAGGACCGCTCCGGCGGCGATAGACCTGTCCCTTCTCGCTCAGGCGACGGAAGAGGTTGCCGCTGTTGTCGTAGAACGCGGTGCGGACCGAGTAACCCCCGCCGTTGAGGGGATCCAAGATGACGACCCTCGTCGGTCGCGCGTTGCTGATCAGCGCGACGCGGCCGCCGTCCTGGAGGGCGATGTTATTGTAGTTACGGAGGACGTCGTAGACGAACTCGGTCGGCTCCATACCCAGGCCGCGGATCTCCTCGCCGTGCTGCATCTCGATGTGCTCGAGACCGAAGCCGCGGTGATCGCCATAGTGGAAGCCGTCCTTGAGCATGATGCGGCCGGGGTCGATGCCGGCTTGGTCGGCGTCGGCCGAGCCAATCTCGCCCCAGTTGTAGCCGCCGTCGGGAGACTGCACGACACGGAAGCCCTTACGGCTCGGACGCGGGGCCGCCTGCGCAGTCTCGTCGCTCGACATGCGGTTGGCCTCCTGACGGACGGCAGCGGTCGCGAGGGCCTGCAGGTCCCCGACCGAAAGGCTCATCATGCGGCCGCCCGGAATGGAGCGGTAGACCCAGGCGCGGATGGCCGCGATGATCTTGCGGATGAAGCCCAGCTCGGGCGCGTTCTCCATCAGGTAGCCGAGCTGCTCCTCGCGGCGCATCGCATCCGGAGTATCTGACGGGACGGAGTCGCGAGCGGAGACGGCATGCTCGTTACCCTCGGCGATAAGGCGGTCGACCTCGGAGAGCGCGTGCTGGAAGAGCTCAGGGCCGACCATAGACTCGAGCCCGACGTGGACGCCGACTTCGTGGAGGACCATGCCACGGGCCTCCTCCTTGCCGACGTTCTGGGCGGCGATTTCGACGGTGCCGTCGGAGAGCGCGACGCCGCGGGTGTCGTCCGGATGCAGACCGGTGAGCTGATCGACGCTGGAGACGACACGAATGCGTCCGAGCTCGAGCAGCTTGTCGGTAGCCTTACCAAAGGATTCGCGGATTGCCTGGACGAGTTCCTGGGCCTCCGGGCCGGTAGCTGGCGAAGCCCCGCCCTCCTCACCTCGTGAACGGAACTGCGAGTCGTAACCGATGATATGGCGGGAATGCGTTACGCCGGCCGCGTCAATAGCGTCCAGGAGCGTAACCTTGGAGGCATTAGCCAGGCGCGAGATATTCTCGATCACCTTCACGCGCTCGGCCGGGTCGATATCTGCCGTATACAGGAAGGCGTTGACGGCGTTACTGCGCTCAAGGGCGGCAAAGTACTGGTTCGCGCCGCCGGGCTGGATCATCTGCTTCATCACCTCCTCGGTCAGAGGGAGCGCGGCCACGGGCATGTTTGCGTTATTGGCGAACACGATACCAGGGCGACCACCGAGCAGACCGGGCATCTCCTGGGAAACCACCAACGGGTCGCTAAAGGCGGACTGGCCGAGGTAGCCGACGTTTCGATACATGCGCTCGGTCATCGGGACCACGAACTTTCGGGCCATCGCGGGGATGCTCTGGTTCGAGAGGATGCTTCCGCCCTCGTCCATCATCGCATACTTGTTGAACGCGACAGCCATGGCTCCGCGGTACTTGAGCCCTGCGGCCTCGGTAAGCCGCTGAACCGCACCTGATGCCGAGATGTCCGCCGGCGATAAGGATGCCTTGCCCGACGGATGGTTATGAACGAACCAGACCTCGGAGGCGCCGGGCGTACTAGCCGCGGTGCCGATGAGCAGGCCCGGATTGAAACCTGCAGAGGTCGGACCGCCGACTTGGTGGCGGGCGATCTGGATCGGGCGACCGTTCTCGTCGGTGATGAGAAGGACAATGTTCTCCTGGGGATACTTGCGAAGGCCGGCCACGACGTGCGCGGCCTCGTCCGCGGTGCGGACGAATTCGACGCCACTTGCGACCTCGGCGACTTGGCGATGCTCGACGAAGGTCGAAAGCCTGCCGTCGATATTGAAGGTCTTGAGGTCATCGAACGGAGCCTCGCCAGAAGGGCTCACCGTCGGATCGGGAGCAGGCGGAGCTTTCTTCGGCTTGCGCTTACGGGAATACGCTGGGGCAGCACCACCGACATCCACGTCTTCTTCGCCGGCGTCGGCCCGAAGGCGGGCCTCAGCCTCGAGGCGGCGACGGGCTGCGGCGAGTTTGGGGGTTTCGTCAATGGGAGCCGAGCGGGCCGTGGCGGCCTCTTCGGCGGCGGCGGCGAGGTTGGCGGAAATACTCACTTGCGGGCTCATGGCGGCCTTGGTGGCGCCATACGCCTTGGTGACAGCACCGACAGCCACCTCGCCGGGGGCACCGCCGAACTCACCGATGAACTCACCAGCGACGGACTTCCAGTCGTCGACCTTCCCCTTGGAGACGAGTTGCGCCGTGGCTTCACCGGCGGCACCTAGGCCACCCTGAATGGTAGCCTCGGTAGCCATCTCGCCAGCCTTGGAGGCGGCGCGCTTAGTCAAGCCCATGATACCCTTCTCCACCGCAGCGATACCGGGCTTACCGATCAACTTGCCGGCGATGCCAAGGCTGATCATATCGAAGACTCCCACCGGGACCGCCCGCTTCATGGCGAAACTCTTGGCACGGGCGACGGCGTTGGAATCCGATAGGCCTTTGATGATTGAGTCGCGGTCCGACATGTCGATACCCGCCTCTTCCATCGAATCGAGGAACGAACTGGCATACTCGCCGGAGAAGCTGGAAAGGCCCGCGCCTAAGGCGGAACCAACGGTTGCACCAGGCGCACCGGCGACCGAGCCACCGACGAAGCCTGCGGCGGCACCGACGGCCATCTGGGTAGCCATCTGCGAAGCGCTACCGGCGACGATATTGGAAGTCACCTCGAACGGATCAGAAAGGAAAGCACCCCAGGCATCACCGCCGCTGGCGCGTTCCCAACGCTGATAGGCCTCGGCGTTGGGGAGAGATTGGATCTTGCGCGTATACCCTTCCACCTCGCCGGCCTTGCGGGCGACGAAGGCCTTCTTGTTGGTCGTCGAGGTCTCGCGGGCCTTCTGCTCGAAAGCAGGGTTGTTCGCGGAATAAGAACGACGGGAGAGCCGTTGCAGCTGGGCCTCGTCGGCCGCGGAGCCGGACTGCTCATAGCGACGCTGGGCTTCGGCCTCGGCGGCGTCGACGGCCTCGTCGGCGGCGATCGGACGGAAGGGGCGCTCCTGCTCGTCCTTGGCGTCCTGAAGGGACGACGCACGCATGGCGCCGTAGTAGCCCTTCTTCACGTTGTTCCACACGCCGCCAAGCGTACCCGGGTCTTCGGTGTTGGCGCGGGCCTCGTCCCACTGGTCGAGGTAGGTATTGCGGCGTCGGGGCTGTGGGCGTCCCTCGGCGTAGGCGTCTAGGTCAAAAGCCATCTTGTTGGTTGGATTGGGGGTTGATGAAAAATTAGTAGTCGCGATTCAGGCGCTCAAGCACCTCACGGGCGCGGGCATTACTCGGGTCAGCGCGGATGGCGTCCAAAGCGGCCTTGTCCTCCTTGGCTTTGCGGATCTTGGCGTCGGCCTCGGAAGCCGAGACGCGACGGGACCACATGTTCAAGAAGCCGTGGCGCTCATCGCCCGCGGCGATTTCGCGGTTATGTTCGTCGAGCTCGTTTTGCTTCTCCTGGATGAGAGAGTTAAGACGGCTGGAAACGCCGTCGGGGTCGACGCCCGGGAGAATATCGAGTACACCACGCGAACCAGTGGCCGCAGGTGGCGTAGCAGCCGGAGGCGCTCCTGGACGACGGAGACGACCCATGCCCTCTTTCATCGCATTGGAGACTCCCTCTCTCGACACTGCTCCGACCTCAGGAAGGTCCACACCTTGGCTCAAGGTCGGTTCCTCCGTGCGGGTCAGCGGATCGTTGGGGTCGATGGAGACGCGCTTACCCCGGATGTTGCGCATCACGGAACGCTGCACGCTGTAGGCACGACGGAGGGCGTCCAAACGAACCTGGTCATCGTCCTCTAGGTCGTCCCGACTCTGCAGGTCCTCGATTTCGGCGGCCACGTCCTCGGGGCTCATCTCCGTGCCCGCCTTGAAATGGCGGTCGAAGGTGCTCATGCGGGTGCGGGTCCTTTCGAGCTCCGTGGCCCGGGCATCGTCCTTCTCGGCACGGGCCTTCGCCTCGTCGAGCTGGCGAACCCGCAGGGCGAGCTCGCGCTCGCGTAGCGCCTTCTCCGCTTCGAGGCGCTTCTCGGCCTCGGCACGGTCGGCATCACGTTCGGCGGTTCGAGTCTTACGGTCCTCCTCCCGCGTCGTCTTGTTGTCCTCGAGGACTTTGTTGCGGTAGGTATCCTCGCGCTCGCGGTCGGCGGAGCGTTCGGCCATCTGGACTCCGCGTCCAAGGCCCTCAAGGAAGTATTGGTCCCAGCGTTGCATGGTAGATTATTTGCCGAGGGCTTTGGCGGCGAGTCCGGTGCCGATGCCTCCGGTGAAGCTGCCGAGGGCCATGCCCGCGGCGCCGGAGAGGATGTTGGTCCAGGGATTCCCTTGGTCGGCCTTCCAGGTCTCGATCTGGCCCGAGTAGTTATTCTGGGCAAAGCCGAGGCCCATCTGGACGGCGTTACCGGCGATATTGGTGCCGCCCTTACCTTGGACGGCATTGAAGCCGACGGCTCCGTTCTGTGCGCCACTCAAGGCCCCGAACTGGCCGACCACGGCGTTGTTCAGGACGGCCGAAATATCCGAAAGCCGTTGCTGCTTGCGGCCGGAGACCGCGTTGTCGAGCGCGGCCAGGTTTTGGGCGCGCTGCTGCTTGCGCTGGTTGCCCATCTCGCCGCGGGCCATTGCCTCCTGCGTGGCGGCTGCGTTGCCGAGCACGTTGCCTCGAGAGGCCTGGGCGGAGCGTACGGCCTGCTCGACCTCGCGGGCGGTGGAGTCATCGAGCCTGGAGCCGAGCGCATACTCGGACTTCGCGTCATCGAGGAGCTTCTGGAGCTCGGGACTGACGCGCTCGTCGCCCACCTCACCGAGGAGCCTCTGGCGGAGCGCCCAGGATTCCGGATCGGCCGCCTTGAGCTCTTCTACCGTCTGTTTGACGTTCTCGACGCCTAGCTCCTTGCGCAAGGCGAGCTGCCGACGCGATACCGAGTCATTGCTGTCGAGCAGGATACCTAGGGCGTTCTTGGCGAACTCCGAGTCAGCCAAGCCGCTGAAGTCCTGCGGGTTCTCGAGCTCCTTGATCTTGGCCTCAAGTTGCGAGGCCTTCGCCTGCATGTCCTTATTCTGCACCAAGATTCGGCCACCCGGCCCGGTGCGTTCGCCGGCTGCGGCGCGAGCCTCGGCCAGCGCTTGCTTCGAGGAAGCCAGGTCGGCGTCGAGCCCCGCCTTATCTTTGTAATATTTACCGCCGGCGTAGAAGCCTAGGCCTTTAGATGCACCGAGCTCGGCGGCACGGCGCAAGGCCAGCGTGCCGAGGTCGGCTTCGACGGATTTCTGGCTCTCTGCCTTGATGTCGGGCGGAGGAGGTGGATCGGAACTGCTTCCCATGGGTTTTAGCGAGGTAGGAGGATTCTTTCGACGGTGGAGGCCGGGAGGCAGCTGACCCGCTGGTTGCGGGTCATCCGGTGGCCGGCGAAATGGGTGAAGGGCTCTTCGAGGGCTTCCCTCGAGAGGAAGTGCCAAAGCATGTGCCCGAGGACACAGCCAGGGGCGGCGAGCTGGTCGATCCAGACGACCTTGCCGTCGCGGCGGTGGGCCCAGCGATCGCGCTCGGCCTCCTCGACGGAACGGACGCGGCGGTAGAGCCCGACGGCAACAATCTTGCCGTCGTGACGGACAGAGGAGAAGCACCCGAGGCTGATGTGCCAGCGGATGTGCAGGTCCAGGTCCTCCGTGGAGAGGTTGCGCAGGTGCGGCAGGTGCTCGAGGAGCACCGCGCGGTATTCGGCGAGCTTGGGCGAGGCCATGGCGATCATCGGACTCCCTCGGCGCACGCGCTGAGCGTGACCCCTCCCAAGGCGAAGCTTCCGCGGCAACGGGCACGCACCACGACCGAAAGGTCCCTGACGGGACGGGGAAGCAGCGGACGCAGGTTCCAGGCCTTGCGGACCATGCGGTTGCGGTCGAGCTGGATGGGCAGCGTGACCGGTAACACGCAGGAGGAAGCGTAAGACATGACGCCAGAAACCTCCACGGGCAGCTCCTGGTCGGGGCGGACCTGCACGGAGATGTCCACGGCCGAGCGGCATTCCATGGTAACCTCGAGGCGCATGGCGCGCTTGCCGACGTGGCCCGCGTCCCAGTCGAAGCACTTGGTTTCGCCGACGGCCTCAAGCCAGCCATCCCCGAGAGGCTCGGTGGAGGCCTTGGGGTCCAGGCGCCAAACGGCGCCGTCGGCCGTCATGACCATGGTCTCCTGGCGGCCGCCCATGCGGGTGATGCAGGAGGCCGACAAGGGAGTGGCGATGGGCCAAAGGCCCGACCAGGTCTTGGTCTCGGTGTTGAAAGCGAGCAGATGCGCGGGCGAGGTCTCCGTGTCGCGATGCGCGGCGAGCAGGTAATGCTGGCGCCAGACGCCGGCGAAGGAGTCGGAGGCGATGGACCAGTTAATGCGGTCGAAGTCGGCGCGGATCGGGGCCGAGACGGAGCTCGCGGTGCTGACCGAGTCGCTGCGCGACAACGCCGAAAGACTGAGCACCCCCAACCGGGAAAGAAAGAGCACGTCCTGCCCAAGCTGGACGGCCGTTCGACCGGCGATGCAACCGGCAAGGCCCGTCAGGCGGCGGATGGCCCACACGGAGGGATCAGCGCCGGTCACGTCGAGCAGCCAGACGGAATGCTCCTTCAGGACGAGCAGCCCCTGCTCCTGGAACGGAAGGATGGCGGTGATGGGGTCACCTTCGCCGGTGCCGATGCGCAAGGTGCGCAACTGGCTCCAAGCGGCGGGCACGTCGGCCGAAAGGACGTCGGAGGTCCAGAGGATGTCGGAGCCCTCTTGGGCCGCGAACATCCGGAACGCGTGAGGGCAAAGGAAAGAGAAACGCGGAAGGGCCGTGCCCTCGGCGTCGACCGAGACGGAGCCAGTGCCCCAGGCTCCTCCTGCGTAGCGGGCCCACGACAAACCACCCTCAGGCCGGGCGACGACCAAGAGGTCGACCAACTGGGCAAGCGGCACGCGGCCTTCGCCGAGGCCGGAAATGCCGATGGCGGTTTCAACGAAACCCTCGATGTCGCCTGGATAGGCCGACAGCTGACCGTCGCGGCAAAGCACCATGGCCTCCATGTCAGGCGTGTCGTACCAGATCGAAGAGACCACGGCGGGAGCGCCGGGACCGATGACCTTCACGAGGCAAGGCCGGCGGCGGCAAACGCCGTCGCCTTCCATGTAGAGGTTGCGGGAGCTGCGCAGCGTGCCCGGGTCGATGACCGTGGGGTTCACGGCCGAGTTCACGGCGGTGAAGGCACGGGCCCCGACGTCCAGCAAAGGGTCGTCGAGCGAATCGATGAAGAAGTCAGGCATAGGGCTCCTCCCATCTGACGGATTCGTGTGGCAACAACATCACGGAGCGGGTTCGCTGCGCCACCTCGATCGAGCGCATGCGCTCCAGCAGGGCCGCGGCCTCCTGGAGCTTCGCCTGGGACTTGGCCACCTGTCGCATGTACTCGTAGAGGTCGGCCGTCACGAAGGCCAAGAGGCACTCCGCTCCTCCGGGTAATGGAATCGTCGAGGCATCGGCCAAGACCGGTGCGGCCGGCTTCCATCGTACAATGCAAGAAAGGCCTGCGGGCATCGGAGGGGCGAGCACGACGTCCTGCCCTTCGAGCTTGAACCACAGCCCCGAGGGGTCGGCGTCAGCCTGCGGGAAGTATGGGACCTCCCCTGCCCTAACCTCGCAGATGAACTCCGCGGGCGAGGACAAGGTCAGCCGTTCGCGGGAGGCGTCGGGGCCGAACACCTGGGCCTGCAGGGCGGTCTTCCAAAGGTAGGAGTTCCAAATCGTGGACCAGCGGTTGCGCAGGAACTCGCCGGCGATCGCGCGGGTGGGCGCGTCCTCCATGCCGGCAAGCCGGCAGGCGTGGTCGATGATCTGGGCGACGTTCATGTCAGCTGACGCGGATCATCCAGTTGATGGCCGCCATGGGCGGGATGTTATCGTGGGCCGCGCCCGAACCAGCCGGGTCGGTGTACCGCGAGGGAATCTCCACACTGTGGCTATGGCCGCCGGCGGCGGAGGTCCAACGGTCAGGATCGTCGTCGGGGAACGCATAGGCTGGAGTCTGGTTATAGCCGTTGCCCCAGATGTCCTCGTCAGGGTAGCCGTCTTGGACCTTCTGCAGGACGACCTTCTCGGAAAGCTGATGAGTGTGGTCGCCGATGGAACTGGTGATGCCAGTCGTGGATTGGACGTAATGGGTATGCTCGGGAAGGTCGCCGAGCCCCAGCGTCACGGCCTGTGAGCCACCAATGGAACCTAGCGTCGCTGCGACGTTGGTGCGGCCGGTGGAGCCATCCACGCCGAAGAGCGTGCGACCGCGCAGGTCAGGCAGGTTGAAGTGCTCGCCGTCGACCGAGCCCCAGTAGATGCCGATTGCTGCGTAGAGCTTCGGATGCTCCGAGCGCACGAGCGAGCGGCCGTCACACGGTAGCCAACCGGTCGGTGAATCGAAGCCCGCGAATGGGATGACCGCACCGACCGGCGGGAGCACCAATGCCGCCACGGCCGCGTTCAGTGCGGCGGTGACTTGAGCCTTATAGGCAAGGAACTCGTCGGATGCCACGGCGCCAGTGACGGCGACGTTGACCGCGGTGATGGCCGTCAGGGCCGCAGCATCGAGGATGTCCCCGTCCTGCAGGTTAGGCCGTTGAATCGTAACGGAGATTGCCATGTCAGACGCTGCCCTCCCATGCCTTGCGGATGCGGTCCTTCTCCTTGCGGGCGAAGGTGGACCCCTTGGAGTCCTCAAGCTTTGCGTAACCAGCCATGACGTCCTTGGAAAGCGTGAGCTCCTGGGAGCGGCCGCCATCGGTGTTGGCGAGCGAGACCGAGGACGGCACCACGATGCGGCGCAGAACAATCGGGAGGTCCCGGTCGGCCACGGACCGGATAGCCACGACGCGCAACGGCGGGTCCACGGATTCGTATTCGTAGGTCGGCATGATTACGCGACGTTTCCGCAAGACCAGAGGTTGCCGGCCGAGCTACCGCCCTGCGCCTGGATGGCTCGGGCGTCGAGCATGGCGCCTGGTGGGCGTACCATGGTCACAGCAACTAGGCCGTTGAAGAGCGCCTTCATTCCCTGCTGCCGGAAGGTGACCGATTCGGCGGTACGGCAGCGTACCTCGATTTGCGACCAGGGCGGGAAATCATCCGGCACGCGGACAACATAGGCACGAGGTTCCTCAGGCAGGTTGACCCGAGTAGACGACTGAGCCGTCGTGATATCGACCACGCCGTCGTCGGTATACGCAATGAAGCAGATCCGGCGGAAGTTGGTCGCAGCCGTATAGCTCGCCGATGGACGTGTATGGATCCCGAAATTGGACGCGAAGTAATCGGGCTGCGGGCACCAATCGTAGCGGGTACCAATCTGGCTACCGTTGAAGTACACGGCCACTTGCGAGGATTGGGGCGTGAAGCGGAGCTCCAGCTCGACGGATTCACCGGGGGCCGCGCTGAAGCCGCCCAGATAGACATTACCGTCGGCCCAATAAAGTTCGAAGCCAGAGTAGTTGCGCACGACGCGCAAGGCCAACCCCACCTGATAGACCATGTCGTTCGTCTGGCTCCAGGTCCACGGGTTGTTCGAATCCACCGGCAAGGCGAAGCCCAGGGTGAACGCGTCTCCATAGGAGGAGTCGGGGAAAGAGAAGCGCGTGGCCATGCGGCCACCGCGCTGCCAGAGGTTCGACGCGAAGGGCCAGTCCAACGTACGCGTAAGTCCGACGTATCCGTCGCTAGTGGAGTCGGTCACCTGCAGCGACTGCGCGCCGTCCGTATCGGTCACGGCGAGGACCTGCGCAAACGCTCCAGGTAAATCAACCGTCCAACCTTGATCCGACGGGGTTCCAATAGTGGAGATGAAGTCCAGACGCTGGGGCTGGCTCGCCGTGAACTCGGTCACGGTCACCGGTACCGGCTGAACGATGTAGGTGGTGGTGTTCGTCGACACCACGGGATTACCGACGGAAATCATGAGATTTCTTGGACGGCGAGCAAGGTGGTGCCCGCTTGGGCGACGGCCTGGAGCTGCATCCGCGCAGCGCGGGCGGAATCGATGGAAAGCGTCCCACCGGGCTGCAGGATGCAGACGCCGTTGCTCCAGTTGAGCGTCCCGCCGGCATCCCCGATCTTGAAGGCCACCGACTGCTGCCCGCGGTTACTCACGACCAGCGCCGTGCGCCGCCCCTCGGCCGCGATGGACACGGGGGCGGTGCCGACGGTGTAGCTGAGGCCCATCAGGCCAAACCTCCCATGTCGGCCTGCTCGGCGGCGCGCATCATCTCGGCGTCGTCCTGGGCGTTGGGCTCGCCTTCAGCTTTTTCAGTCTCGGCGGACTCGGTCATCGGCTGGCCGTTAGCGGTGGAAAGCTCGAGCGTGACGCCGGACTTGCCGACGGAGCGCACGGTGGCGACGACCTGGAGGTCCACGGTCTCGCCTTCGGATGGGAGCTGTCCGTCGATTTCAAGGGCCTTGGAAGGAACGCTGACAATGCAACGGTTACCCGAGGCGGACTTCTTGACGGAGGCGCCGGAGGGAGCCATGCCGATCAGGAGGGCGAGGCCATCGGAAGCCTTGGATTCAGGGGATTGGGGCATGTTAGATTTGTGAATGATTTGTAAAAAGGGGTCCCCAGGACCGCCCAGACGGACGGCCCCGGGGATTGGATTAGGAGGCGCGGAACTCCGTCTTGGACTTGAGCGTGATGCCGAACTTCGGATTCAGCACGCAGCTGCCCCAGTACGACTTCCAGCCGACGGTCATGTACTGAGCCAGCGGGTTGAGGCTGTCGGGCTTGTCGTTGATGATGATGGACGGCTTGAACGGAGAACCGCCCAGGCTTGCCATCTTCGTCACGCCGTAGGCCTCGGAGGCCAGGCAGTAGGACGAGAACACGGCGTCCGGGTCCGAGTGATTGGACGTGTAGGTGCCTTCGGTGGCGCCTTCGACGAACGGATTCGTGTGGGACACCAGGCGCACGCCGTGCAGGTCGCCGATCTCGTTGTTGAAGAGCTTGTCGGCGTACTGGTAGCGGACCATGTTCTGCCACTCGGGGTTGTTGCGGATGTCGCGCTCGACCTGCGGAGGAACCACGAGCACGAAGGCCTTACCCTGGATCGGGACGGCCTTGTTCACGCGGAGCTGCGTCGCGGCGTCCAAGACGTCCTGCGGGGTGATGCGGGCGGCGGAAGCCGCACCTGCCTTGAGGGCCGAGAACGACGTGAAGCCGCCGGCGTAGCGCTTGTTCAGGCCGGCCGTGAGCTGGTCGCGCATGATGCTGTCGGCATCGAGCGCGCACTCCTGGCCCATCAGGAAGATGGTGGAGTTCATGTAGTTCAGGAGGCCGACGTGGTTGACGACGTCGGTGACCTTGGCCACCTGGCCGCGCTGCGAGAGCGTGACCTCGACGGACTGGTAGGTGACGTCGCGGGAAACGGTCGGTGCGACGCCTTCGGTGAGGGCGATCGGGGCGCCCGGGCGGGTGAGGTCAGCCTCTTCGCGGCGGAAGAAGCGGACGGTGCGGCTGCCGATGTTACGCGGCAGGTCGCCGTCGCGCGCGAACTGGTCGAATACCAGGGTGTGCTGGGCGGTGGTGAGCAGCTTCTTCTCGAAGTGAGGGCGAAGCTGCGTCTGGATGAGGGAAGTATCGAACATGACGTTCTAAGGGATGAGGGAGGGAGGAAGGATGGGCTGAAGAGTTGCGGAGAATGGGCGCGCCCGGCGCGTCAGGCTCCGTCCGCGTTGAGCATGGCCCTGCGGAGGTGGGCTTCCCGTTCGGCATCGCTCATGTCGTCGGGGGATTTGCGCGAGGAGGCGTTCCAGCCGTTGCCGCCCTCGACCGAAGTCAGGGAGCTGAGGCGTTTGACCTCCTCGCGCAGTTTCTGGACCTGGAGCCGGTGGGCGTCCGCCTCGATCATGAGCCGGGCGATGCCTACCGCTGCCTTGAGTCCGTTGGGATGGCTCCTTGCAATCGGACCCAACTCATCGTCGTTCACCAGTTTGTTCGCGATCTTGACCACGGGGTTGTGCTCGTCGGCCAAGCTCGGGTCCTGCCTGATGAGGGTGTCGCGCACGTCAGCCCAGCCGCGTTGGAACACGGGCTTGTTGAAATGCGCGTCGGGCTCCGGAACGCTTTCGGCCTCCGCGGCTTCCTTCCGGACCTTATCCGCCGTCTCGAGGGCAAGTTCGGCCATCTTGTGGTCTCCCTTGTTCCTGTAGTCGCGGGCTAGTTTCTCGTAGGTCTTGCCGGGGTCCTCGACGTTACCGGGAGATTCGGGCTGGCGGGCGAGCTGCTCCCGCTGGCGCCGGATCTCCTCCTTCTCCTCATGGAGCTTCTTCCAGGATCGGTCCAACCGAGCGTCGTCCTTCTGCTTCCTGTCGACGGCCTGCTGGTACGGGGTCCGCTCGGGCGGAGCCTCTTCGTCCTGCTTGGGTTCGTCGGCCTTCGGGGATTCGGCGGCAGCGGGCGCCGGGGTTTTCGCTGCTTCCTCCTTAGGCTGGGTCACTTCGGGTTCGGTCTTGTCGACGGTCTCTGCGGTGACGCCGGTATCCGCCTTCTCCGCGAGCTGCATGATCGCCGACACGTCGTCGACGACCGGCTCGGTCACGGGGCTGTTCTGTTCCTGGTTCTGGTCCATGGGTGTTTCTTACTGTTGGCCTGGGTTCTAGTTCGGGAAAGGGACGTCAGGCCTGGCCGTCCTCCCCGGAAAGTTCGTCCGTCTTGGCGACGGCGCGCTGCGCGAGCCCTCGCACGGTGCCCCAGCAGCTCGCGAAGCCGCGGGCTGCGGCGTTGGCGCGGATCTCGTCGCCAGGAGTACCCCAGACGGCGGTGGACGCTTTGCCAGCGACAAGCGTGCGCATGGCAGCGTCGAGGCGCTTGCCGGAAGTCGTGCCCAGGAAGTGGGCAAGAGCAGCGAAGTCGTCCTCGTTTAGTTGGACCTCGTCCTCGCGTCCGTTGACGCGAAGCGAGGAAAGTAGATCGAGTTCCTCAGGGGTGAGGAGGCGGTTGAGTAGGAACTGCTTCATGCGGAAACGGGTTGGGGGGACTGTGACGGCTGTGACTGTGACGCTTGAGCCTGCTGGGCCTGCATCTGGACGGCCTGCACGGCCGCGGCACCCATCTGGGCGATCTCCTGAACCACCGGGGCCAGTTGCTTGGCGCCGGCGGGGTCGGATTTCTTGAGCGCGTCGAAGTGCTGCATGGCGTGCTGCGCGAAAAGGATGCCCTGCTCGGGAGCGATGCGTTCGCCGGTGCCGATACGGCGCTGGATATAACCGATGAGACTCTGAAGGTGCGCGGAGTGGTCGTCGGTCTGCTGGACCTGGGCGGGGAAGCCCATGGTCATGATGGAAATCTCCTGGGCTTGGTCCTCCATCTGGGAAGCCGCCTTCTGCTCGGGCTCGCGGAAGAGACGGCGCACGATGCGCGGATCGTCGACCTCAAGGGCGGACTTGGTGAGTTCAGCCTGGTCGACGTAGGGACTACCCGAGAAGGCCTGCAGGCGAGAGTAAGCCTTCTGGATCTGGAGCGGGCGGTTGGAGGTATCGCCGGAGCCGTTGGGCTCGATGGCGTACGAGGCCTTGAGCGCGGCCTCCTCGAGCTGACCGACCTGGCTGTCGAAATAGAACTTCAAGTCTCCGCTCATGTGCTGGGCGCAAATCGCCCAGGCCATGCGGAGGAGTTCGCCAAGCTCGCGGCGGAAGATGCGGGAGCGCAGCTCGGTGTTGTTACCCATCACCTGCGAGATGATGGAGGCCTCGGTGGCGGTCTTGGCGCCTTTGTGGCCGGCCATGCCGGAAGCCTGGCCCATGCCGAAGTCCGGCACGGTGACGAGCTGCTCGGCGACCGCGCGGGCCGCCTGCATCTGCATGGGGATGTCCTGCGGGGACGGAGGGAAGTCCACGGACTTGACCTCGTAGGGCAGGATCTGGCCCGGGCGGAAGGTGACCGAGGCATTGTTCTCGAGGCCACCGGAGGGCGTGTAGAAGAGCGGCTGACAGGTGAGCGTCAGCCAATCCATCTGGGTGTTCCAGAGCTTGTTCAGGGAGGCCTCGAACGGGGCGACGCGCTCGGGGATGCCGCGCGGAGAGTGCCAGCCGTCCTCCTTAAGCTCATAGGTGAACGAACCGAAGGGACAGGCACCCTCGGCAAAGGGGCCATGGTTATAGGGACAGACGAAGTCCGGGCGGAGAGGCTTGTCGGGGGCGAGCGGGCTGGCTGTGGAAACAACCCAGCGCCCTTCCCTGTCGCGGTGCCAGATTTCCCAGACGACTATCATCTCCTGGTCGGAGTGCGTGACGCCCTCGCGGAGACGGCGATTGGTTTCGGCAACGACGCCGGCCTCGCTACCGCGGCCAGTGATGGAGCGGACCAAGTCCGGGTCCTGGTCATAGAGGCCGGAGCGGGCGTACTCGTCGGCCGAGATGGTATGCACTTGGCAAATCCAGTCGGCCTCGGCCAAGTTGCGGGTCCAGGGCGGGACGATGAGCCGCAGCGGAGGGATAACCGTGAACTCGAGACGTTCGCGGGAGGCGTTCCAGCGGACCTTCACGGGAGCGCGACCCGAAACGAGCATCGTGTCGACGGCACGCACGATGAACTCCTCGAAGTTGCTCCGCTGTTTGAGGATGTGGTCGAACCATTGGCCGGCGGCGATTTGCCAGCGGGCGGCGTCTGCGTCCAGGCCGGTGAAGGAGGCGATGGTATCGGCGGCGAACACCTGTTGGATGTAGGCCGGCTTCATCTTCTCGATGAGCATGTCGGCCAGGGGGAAGTGCATGTCGGCCGCGCCCTTCCATGGGCGGACTTGACGGCGTTCGCCGTCATGACGCATCTCGTGCCAGCGCGACTGGCGCATCTCCCACTGGGAGCGTGCGGCCAGGGCGGCCCGGACCTTGTCATGCAACTTATTGCTCATCGGTTTTGATTACGCGCTTGGGCGGCGCGGCTGAGCATCAAGACTTCCTGCTCCAGGCGGAGGTACTCCGTCTGACTGTGCCAGGTCTCGTCCTGCTGCGGGTTGTAGGGGCCGTCCTTGGTCTGCACCGGTGTCCCCGCCTGCAGGCGCAGGATACGGGGCGAGCCCTGCAACGAGCCCGAGGTCCGCTTCGAGGCGCAAGCGCAGCCGGTCAGCGCGAAGCTGGTCAGCAGCGTCGCCAGAACGTAGGCGGAGTATCTCGTCTTCGGTAGCATCGGCTTGGGCCCGGATGTCACGGAGCAGCTCCCACCTCGCCCGGATGCGCCGCACCTCCATGAGGTCGCGCAAGGCCCGGGCAAGGTCGGAGAGCAGTCCGATCACTTGAGAGGGTCCTCCTTTCCGGCTGTGGATTTGGCATCAACGGCGGTCACGCTTTGCGACGCAACATCGGGCGCGGGGCGCGCGATCTTTACCGAGGCAGTAAGGTCTAAGGTGTATTCGAGGAATCGGAACCACCAGGTCGTGCGGTAGCCGTTGATCTTCGTCTCGCAGACGACGCCACCCACGACGTTCATCACGGGCTTGAGCAAGAGGCGAAGGCCACCGATGAGGATGAGGAGCGTGGTGATCCAGCCGCCCTTTCCGTTCAGGGCATCGGAAAGCAGGCCGGTGAGGGCCTTCTGGAGCTCGGCGGATTCGGAAGGGGTGGTCGGAGGCACGTCGGCGCCGGCCGCGTTGGCGGCGACGAACAGGCAGACGAGCATCAGGATGGGCAGTTTGTTTTTCATTAGGGTAAAAGGTTCAGCCGGCATAGGAGCCGTCATGGACGCCGGAAGAGGTGGCCTCCTCGGCCAGTTCCTGTCGCATGCGTTCGTCCAGGGAGAGGGCCATGCCCGAGGCCATGAAGTCGACGGGGGCATGGGCGGGGCTACCACGCATGCAGCCCAAGATGGAATCCGCTCGGTCCGGAGAGCCGGCGCCGCGGCGACGCATATCGTCCTTGGACTCCAGGCCCAGGCGGCCGTCGGACTTGCGGTCCATGCGGCGGTCGCAGAGCTGCATCTTGGTGTCATCGTCGATGTCGAGGATGACGCGGCAGCGGCGAATCTCCTCGGCGCCATCGTGCCAGGTTTCGGAGCCCCAATTACGATAGACCTCGGGGTCGTCGGGGGCGGAGCCGTTACGGCAGCGGTTAATCTTCCAGCCCTGTTCTTGGAGCCGGTCGAGCATGGGGGCACCTAAGCCATCGGCATCGGCGTAGATCTCATGCGGGGCGAGGTTCAGCTCGCGGAAGCGCGAGATGAAGCGGCCGACGGCGGCCATCGTATCCCGGTCCTGGAAGGCGTCCACCACACGCACCCTGTTTCCTTCCCGGAGTGCCAGGACATTCTCGTCGCCGCCGGCCGCAAAGTCGCAGAATGCACGGCGACCGCCGGCTGGGTCGAAGGCAGGAGGGTTCTGGAGGCAGCGCTCCAGGTCGGAAAGGGACAGGACGAAGCTCGCGTCCTCGTCCGTGAACTCGGCGAATACTGCTGAGCGGACCATCGGGTTCTTCTCCCCGCGGGCGCCGACGACGACCGTGTTCTTCTCGTGGTCGGCGTGCGGGCACTGGCTGGCCGGGATGACGAACCGCTTGAAGGGCGAGGAAGCCTGCGTCTGACTCTTCCAGAACTCGCCGGTGGCAGCCCCTGGGGAAGAGGTGTAAAGGATGCGCTGGTAGGTACAGCGGTCGAAGGCCTCGAAGATGCCGGTCGGGACGGACTTAGCCTCGTCCACGATGATCATGAGCGGGCCGGGACCGCCGTCCTTGGCGATCGCGTCGCGGCCGTGCCAGCCCTCAGCGCGCTCGGGTTTGTCGGTCGTGAAGCCGATCCAGCGGGCGCCGTTGGGGGCCGTGACCTCCAGTGAGGATTCGTTGAAGTTCCAGCCCTTGAGCTTGTGGGCGTGCCGGCGGAGGTTGGGGAAGAGCTGCGCGCGGACCTGGCGGTCGACGCCGGCGGTGCTGATGACCGTGGAGTTCGGGAAGGTAGCCAGGTGCCAGAGGATTAGGCCCGTGATGATCGTGGAGGTCTTGCCCGAGCCATTGGCGGTCCGAAGGGACACGCGGGCACCGGAATCCTTCATGGCGTCGAACACGTCGCGCTGCCAGGCGGGGTTCTCGTCGACGGTGTAGAGCACCTTGCCGTCGCAGCGCACCTCCCTCCCCTGCGAAGGCGCGCCCTTGCGGCGGCCGTCGTAGACGGGGATGCCCAGCAGGTACTTGGCGAACCCGTAGGGCGAAGAGATGAGCTCGCGCTCCTTGGCGGTAAGGGCGGAGCTCATGCGGGCACGGCCTCCCGGGATTCAAGGACGCCGTCGAGGCGGGCCTGGGTGATGGCCTCCAGGAGAGCCGGCTCGATGACGCGGCCCCCGGTGACGATGGTAGTGTGGTTGGTGACCTTGGACTCAGGCAGTCCCTTGCCCATCGCGAGGAAGGCGAGCTTGGTCCAGTCGGAGCAGATCCGGCTCAGGCGGTCCTCCTCCTTGCGGGCATCAGTGAGCTCGGCCTCCGCGATCTCGCGGGCGACCATGTCGGCCGACTCGTCGACCTTGCGCTGCGCGTCTGCGCGGCGCTCGCGGGCCAAGGCCAGGTCGAAGGAATAGGACTCGGACTTGCCGAGGCAGTCGCCGGCCCGGGCGGTCACGCGCTCCTCGGCCCGGTGGCAGAGCTGCATGAAGACCGCTTGGATGTCAGGACGGCGGACCAGGTCGCTGGCGATCCAGGCGGCGTTGCGGGCACTGTAGCCGGCGTCTAGGGCGGCCTGCCGGTAGCGACCGTGCTTCATCACGCCCTCGACGAAGATCCGCTCGCGCGGGCTAAGGCGGAAGAAGCCGAGAGGAAGGGAGGAGCACGGGCCTTCCTCGTCACCTAGCGTGGGGAGGCTGAGTTGGGCGCAGCCATGCAATGCAGGCTCGTGGTTATGTTGAGGCCCCGCCTCCGGCGTCGGTTCGACTGTGGGCCCGTGCTCCATGCGCACGAGACAACCCCTCCGCCGGCGAAAGTCATCGCGGCTGACCTCCCACAATGTGGGAGGTGTTCAGCGTTGACAGGTTGCAGGACAAGCAGGCCCTAGATATAAAATAGTCGCAACCTATTGCAGACCTGAACCTTTACGAAAACTTCAGGCTAGCAATATCTACCGCTCATCCGAAAAACGGGAAGAACGGTGAATCAGACTACTTTACGGGCAGCGCACCAACTTCTGGCTTAACCTTAAATTCAGCAGCAAGCTTGGCACCCATTTCACGCTGAGCGGGAGTGATGATAGCCTCAAAATTCTCGCGGCAAATCTTAGCAAGGTTCCCTGGTGACTGAATCAGCAGAATCCATTTATAAGCAAGAACCTCATCCTTGGCTACCCCTTGGCCAAACCGATAGGCGTCATATAGAAGAAACATTGCCCAAGAGTTCCCCTGCGCCGCAGCGCGGTTCATCCAGTACAATCCCTTTTCGTAATTCTTATTATCCACATAATAGTACTCCCCCAACTTAGATTGCGCAATAGCATCACCTCGATCGGCCTTAATTGCCATGTCGATAAGCTCGTCCGGGGAAAGTTTTGCGAACAGACTGGCGCTCAATGTGAGCATTAAAAAAATCAAGGTGCGCATAATAGGAAGATATAGTCGGCAGATAAATCGTTGCAACAAAACTCGCGTCTGGAAATATAATCTTACCTAGCCAAAGGTAATTTATCCTTCTCGATGTCATCCGATAGCTGCTTAGCCCTTCGCTTAGCAGCAGTAACATCATATGGCGAAAGCACCTTGATGAGATCATCACGGGGCTCCGCAGCCAATTCATTCGCATCTCCGGCAAGCAACAACCAGGCGAGGCCTTCGACTAAATCGCGTTCACACCCCTGCGCGTTGGCGAGCATGATGCCTCGCTGCATCTGAGCAGGCCAAACAGACTGCATAGAGGCTTTTGCAAAAAGACTGTATGCCAGAGCAAGATCCTTGGTCACGCCGGTACCAGCTTTGAGCATTAATGCATAATTATACTGCGCCGGTGCATAGCCAAGTTCGGCAGACTTCTTCAAATAACTTGCAGCCTTATCTATGTTCTTATCTACGCCCATGCCAAACTGAGAGGCGACACCCAGGTAATACATCGCCTCACGATCACCCATTCCAGCAGACCTCTCAAAATAGATGACCGCCGCCGCAGGGTCAGCAATCACGCCTTCTCCGTTCCTAATCATACGCCCAATCTGACAATAAGCTGAACCAGAACCAAGTTCGGCTGCCTTGTTGAACCAACTGCGAGCTTTCTGGAAATCTTTTTCAGTACCGATTCCATCTCGGTACCAAGTTGCAACTTTCTCAGTAAACATCCTGGTCTCAGGAAAGCTGGGATTACATCCGGCAGCCCGGATGTACCACTTGAGAGCCTCAGACTTGTCTATTGGAACGCCCTTTCCCGTTTCGTAACAACTGCCCATTAAACCAATGGCCATCTCGTTCCCCTGAAGGGCAGCCTTGAGGAACCACTGCGTGGACTGTACGTCATCCTGAGGGACGCCAGTCCCCATTCCGTAAGCAATACCAAGGTAGATTTGAGAATTTGAATCCCCAGCGTCTGCCTTAATCTTATTCTGTGCAAACAACAGTCTATCTTCCTTCGAGCCGGGATCCGCCAAAAGAGCGGCTGAAAACACAAACGCGAAAACAAGGGTGGAAGTGCGGAGGGTCATGCGGTCACTTAAGGCCTCGTGCAATTTCACCACATACAATGGCAAGTTGGTTATCGATATTCTCCTTGATATATGAGTTGGCAACAGTCTTGCCAGCTCGAACCAGGGTATCCTCTTCAACGGGAGTTACTAAAAACCTCTTCCACGGCCCAACCGCTGGATTCGATTCCCTGTTCATACCGATTGCGGTCTGGTGAAAAGACGTAGAAACGACTCCACTGTAAGAATACTGGGTAGCCTCCATAAGCCGGACCTGGACCCTAATGATATTCGACGACTGAAACATCGCCTTCGTGAAATCGCTCGAGGCCATTTCGCCATCTAATCCTACTTGTTGAAGTCGACGACGAATTAATGCGAAAATTTCGTCCTTATCGCAGCAATCAACCGCACGTCCATCAAGCGCAATGATAACCCGTATCTTGTCGCTACCAGCCCAAATCTTGGAAACTTTCGAAACTTCGGGGTGAAATTTTCCGTCACCTACACGCAAAACCTTAGTATCCGCAGGAGTCGCAACGCGATCAGAAGCCGCCTCTATGAGCGCAAAAGTCAGGACAGCATCAGCTTGGTCGGGTGTTAATTTAGCCGGAACTTCTTTAATAACCTCCTTAATCACCTCCTTAACAACAGGGACTTCAACAGTAACCTCAACAGGCACTTTAACCTCCCTCTCAACAACAACAGGTCTGTCTATTATTCTGGGAAAGTATTCCCTGCCGATAAGGAAGGTGACGACGGACAAAGCAATTACTAGGAATGCATTAATCGCTTTCACGTTAGTAAACTTGGACAGTAAAGGCCTATAAGCAACCCTTTCTATAGATGAACATTTAATTTACTGTTTGCCTCGAGAAGGGGCGCCTACAGTCTTTATTAATGCGTAAATTATCTATTCTTCTATGCCTCTTAACGATTAACCTTCTTGGCGCAGAATACACTTTAACTTTCGATATTGATCCTAACGGCAAGGCCACTTGGCAAAATGTTCTCAAACAATACAGAGGCCTCTCATTCACCGTAGACTCCCGGGAAAAATACCTTGAACTGGTTAACGCTAAGGCACGAGTCATTCTTACGGCAAACGCAATGGATTTGCACGTTTTGTACGGAAAAGGCTCCGAGCAGGAACAATATGAGAAATTTCTAGCTTATCAGAAAGAACTCAGTGCAGCGTGCCTTGAACTTAAGCGATTGATCAAGTTGTACTCCAAGTGAGACAACTCGGTAGGGTTACACTCCAGCACTAGGTAGATTATATTTCAGGCTATTTTCGGCAAAGCAGTAAAGCAGCTACCCGGACGCCCTCGGCATCCAGACCCTCCGGTCCGATCGGATAACCGCCCTCCCCCCACATCGCTGCGGCCACCGGCACGACAGCCTTCAGCGCGGAGCCCACTGCTTCCTTAGCTTGGGCAGCCGAGAGTTTCCAAGAGCAGGCCACCCCCTTAGGGAGGTTGCCCTCAACAGAAATGACCTCCCCCTCCAACCAGGTATGGAAACCCTCATGGATACCGGCGCAGCCAGGCTCGCCGCAACCACAGGTAAAGATGAAATGCTCCCCTTCCCTAGTCAGGGCCTTGGCAAGTTCGCGAACATCCACGACGTAGCCTCCGCCGACGATCTGGCCGTCAATGCGCAGCTCCCCTACCAGATAAGCCGGCGACTGGTCGGTCGCGGCCTCCTGGCGGAAAGAGAGGGATAGAATGTTGGTTTTCATGTCGGAATGCCGGGTCAGCCGGCGTTAGGTTTGAAGAGTTGGTCCTCGTCGATCAGGATATCCACCAGGACGGCGACGACGGCGGGGTCGTCCTCCGGCAGGTCCTTGACGTGCTTCCAGCTGATGAGGTGCACGCGTCCGGACTTGAGTTTGACGGCGACCGCGCGGGTCGTGCCGGCGGGGATGTCCTTGGGGGCGATCTCGGGACCCCAATCGTCGATTAGGCCGAGCTCGCCGATCCAGGCGGGGGAGATGTTGATGTTGTATTTCATGTGGTTGGTTTGGTGATGACGCGGTGCCATGGTCCCCGAGGGAAGCATGCTTTGTCCATTCGGCCCTAGTGAGTATCGTCACCTAGGGCGGAGCCCTTGTCTTTGCTGGGGGTTAACACCCCAGCGTGGTACAAGTTGCACCAATGAAACAGAGGACGCAAGCCGGCATAATACGCATGGCCATAAAGTGCGCCAAACTCCGAATTACTGAAGATAAACAGTCTCTTCACCAAAATTTACTTAGGGATTAAAGACAGGGGCAATATCTAACACGAGAATTTATTATATAGTTATTAGCCCACTTGAATGACCGAGGGCAGACTTTACAAGAGTGCAGAACAAGGCGTGACTATTCATCAAGGTAAACTAGAAACGTTCCCTATGTTCAAATGGCTACTACAGGCTGTGCTACTATTTTCTGTTATCGCATCATTCATCGCATGGATAGTCATGAGCGACGAGTGGCTTGACCGGCAGTACATAAGCCTAATTGACGCATACCAACTTTTAACCGTGGCCACCTTGGTGTTCCTTGCTCCGCTTCTGGCAGTCCGCCCACTGAGGAAATTAACCCGTCCTGGCTTCGCACTTGTATCAACTTTGCTTTTCTTCCTCTGCCTGTGCATATCCTTGCTGACGGTTTACAAACTATGGGGGACAGTAGGCGTGACTCTTGGCATCCTGATGGCAGGAGTAGGAGAGATACCTCTCGCAGTGTTCGCAGCGATCATTAAGGGCAAATGGACCATGCTAGCACACGTCATATTTTCATTAGTCGGATTTACCGCGTGCCTAATGGTAGAATATCATGCAGAGAAAAACTGGGGCGAAAAAACTAATAAGCCAGACGAAGTACCAGCGACGATCGCAGAAGCCTCAGCTGTTTCGTGGGTATGCTTGGCGCTAGCCGTGCCTGCATTAGTTGGCATGGCGATACATTCCTCTGCCGGCTTCATTTTTGCATCCTTGGCGGCACTCACACTGGCAGGAATCGCCATAGGCATAAAAAAGGGCCTTAAGGTCGTGTTTGTAGCGTTCCTGGCAATCAACTTATACTATGTCTTCGATCACAATTACCCCCTGTTCCCCGTTAATCTATCCGGTATTTTTAACGGCGAACCGGATGCATTTATAAACCTTTTGCGGGCAACACAAAATATACTCTCGTTCTACTCAGCGGCGCTTCTGCTAAGCCCTTCGGCGTTGCGCTGGTTCTGGACGAAACCTCAACCCCCTCCCTTGCCAGCATAATACGACCGATTAACCATTTAAAATTAAGATGAAAGACGCCTTGAAGGTCTTATCAGTGACGTCGACCTTCATGCTCCTATTGGCACTTGGGAGCATGCCTTACGGATATTATATCCTACTAAAGATAGCTGTGTGCGCCACTTTCTGGGTGATGGCCCTAAGACTCAAAGAGGCCGGGGCCGAGACACTGGCGCTGGTCGGCTGGGCCATCGTAGTGCTTTATAATCCGATAATCAGGGTCCCATTCAACAAGGACACTTGGTCGGTCATTAACCTGCTCACGATTGCGGCAATCTGGCTGGCATACCGTAAGGTAAGCGTTTCGGACATCGAGAGGCCATAAGAAGATTGTCTACCTGGCCTGGGCGCCGTTACGCAGAAGGACGGGGTAAGGCACAGAAAGCGCGTCTTTAAGGCGACCATGTCCATGAGTTGCGGATTAAGGAGCACATTAAGTAGATTTTCATAAAGAAGCGGAGCGTGAAGGTCACTGCGGTCCTACTTTAGGCCTGACTTTGCTGCCTAGCCTGCGGGCCTGCCTGGACGTACCATCGGCGGCCTCGTGCTGAACCAGCGGAGCCAACCAGCCGCCCCGCTATCGGAGTTGTCGGCGTCAGAATAGAGGCGATGATTGAGTCCCACCCTGCCTTTGGTTTCCGCTGCCCCCTCCCCGTCTCCTAGGCGCCCCAGGATGGCCGCCTTGCAGCCGTAGATACGATTCCAAAGCGCCGGCATATAGTAAGGATGTCCGGCAGCGGAATCCTCAGCCAATTGGATCTGCTTACGGGCCTTGCTGAGCTGCCGTGAATCCAAGAGCACCTGGGCATACAGACGCCGCAACTCAGGCAGACAATGAACCTGCTGATCTGCACTGGGGTTTGCCAGCCCTACCTTACACATGTCGACGACGAATTGCGCCTTGCCGCTTTCGGCGCCAAACTCGGCCAAGGCCAACGAGTAATAGGCGGCCAGGTTCTTGTTTCCAAGTCGCCTCCAGAGAAACAAGGAGGCCCTCCTGAGCATGCCGGCCGCGACCCCGAACCCGAAGGCGCTTTCCACGGCATGCATCATCTCCAGAATGTAGATTGCGCGCGTCACCAGGCATCCGAACATCTTAGACCTATCGGTCAAGTAGCGGCTCCTACGGTCCAGGGGCAAATGCGGACCCTCTACCCAAAACTTGAGCACCTTGGACTGCTCGGCTGCGACCTTCCTTCGGAAGGATTCTACGGCGGCGGCGTTGTCCAGGTCGACCTCCAGAGGAGGAAAGGCGCCCAAGTTGAACGCAGCCATGACCCAGGAATTATCGGGCAGACCAGGCCCCTTACGCTTGGACTGTTCATCAGGACCGGCCGAGTTGGTTTTATTGTTTTGGTTTCGCATCAGGGAACAATTGAGAACGCCTGAAGAACACTACGTCGGCGTGCTCGGCGATCCGGCGCTCAAGGGCCTCGGCGAGCTTCTCGTTGTCGAAGCGCTTGCGGAGGTCCTTGAATAGGAACTGGGTCGTAAAAACGGTCGGGCGGACATGCGCGAATCGGTTGTTCAGGACACCGAAGAGCGCCGACTCCATGGACGGCGTGAGGCGATTGTTCCCTAGGTCGTCGATAAAGAGTACAGGCACGCGGGACCACTCGGAGACAAAGGCGTACTCCTTGCTGGCATAGGCGGCCTCGACTGCGCGGAGCATCAGCTCGTGGGCTGTGATGTAAGCGCCAGGGGCCTGCAGCTCCTCGCTCCAGGCCCGCAGGACGTCGAAGGCAGTGCGAGTCTTCCCCGAACCACTAGGACCGCTTAGCCAGAGCCAGCGGCCGGCCTTGCCAGGCAAGGCGATGGCCTTGGCCCAGGCTTCGCGGTCGGGAAGACGCTCGGGCTTTGTGACGGGAAGGAATAGCGGAGGAATCTGTGCCTCGAGGGCCTTGCGCGTTTTCAAGCGGTGATCCTCGCGGGCTTCGGCCAGCCAGCGGCAATGCCCGCAGGGCGTATTATCGGGACCGCATCGGCACTCCGGCGATCGACGGACAGCAGGTGAAGTCATAGGACATTCGGCCGATGCCGCGGACTGAAGCCGTCGGCCTCGGACGGCTCGGATTGTTGGGGTGTTTTGGTAGGATTTCGGACCTTTTGCTGGGGTTCTCGCGTAATCGTGCGGTAGCCGCAGGACACCGCCCAAGACATGGCGGAGACGAGCACTTCGTCGCCGGCCTCGTCGTGGATCTCGGCCATCCTCCGCAAGTCCTCCCTGAGCTTTTCTTTCGTCAGCCGCATCATGCCGGCGACGTGCGATACCCATGACTTCCAGGCGTCGGCGATGCCTTTGCCTGCCTTGAGCTTTTCGGTCAGCATCTCGTCCCAACCATCCGGTGCACCCCTCCCCCCTTTCTCCCTCCTCTTTTTTTCTGGGGGGATAGGGGTTATAGGGGAAAGGGGGGGATTTTTTTGTACCTTGCTAGGTACAAGAATCCCTCCGCCCGATTTATCCCTCTCAAGGAACGCGACCTTAAAGGCCCCGTCCTCCTCCTTGCTCACCAGCCCGAGCCGGACGAGCGAAGAGAGCGAACGTCTCGCCGCTGGATCCGATGGGTGGATCATCTTGGCCAGCTGCGTAAAGCCGACCGGCTTACCTGACTCTGACCTGATTGCTCCCCGGTCGTGGTTTTCCACGACAAGGATTGCTAGGCGCATGAGCACGCCTAGCTCGGCAGGCCTGAGCTGGTCCAACCTCTGGTCGCTTAGCCACTCCCCTGGCCTGATTGAGAGCCCCCTGCGCCTAGCCATTGCTTTCGCCTTCCTCGTTTTCACCCAAGGGACTACGATGGTCCGACCACACGGAGGGAGGACAGGGGAAAGACGGCCCTGCCCCTCCGACGGCCCATTTAAGGGCTCTCGTGATCATGCTTGTGCGGGATGGTGGTTTCATGGTGGCGCCGGGCCTCAATGGCCTAGTCGCGGTTGTACCAGACGTTGTTGGGCGGCGGCTCTAGCCGTCGCTCGGAAAGGGGTTTAGTGCGCTCCCTGGCTAGGGCCCGGCGGACAATATGCTGAGCGCGCTTCACTGCGGCGGAGCGGGACATGATCGACAAGGCCTCCTTGTAGGTAACGTACTGAGCCTTCATGATCTGCTTAGCCTTATGCCGCTCTTCCGGACCTAGGGTCACGAGGCTCCTCCTTCTTGACTAGGCATTGCCGCAGGACGTGCGTGATGGCGCCAGACTTGGTGTGAATCCCGGACAAAGCAGCCAGATCCATCGCCCGCTTGAGACATGGCTCAGGGAGGTAAATGGAAAGACGGCAAAGCTTTAGGTTACGCATGGAGTCCTCGGGGACGAGCGGTAGGGCGCGAAGCCAGACAGTCTCCCCGTCAGGGAGTACGATGGGCTTCTCTCGCGGTTCCGGCATCAGCTACAGTTCCTCGCGGCCTGCTCAAGAACGACGATGCTATTGCGAAGCGCGAAGAGCCGACCGCGCTCTGAGTCAACGTAGGCCTGGGTGACGTCCTGAATTTCTGCCAAGAACCGGTCATCAAGACCAGCACGTAGGCAATCAAGGGCTCGGCGCATACCAGCTTCGGCGTCATGGACGACCGCAAGATCAGTACTAATGGCAGCAACCATAGCCTGGATTTGCCTAGACTCTGGGCCAGCGCGCTCCGCAGGCTCGGTGTGAATATTACTCATAATTTATAGGGTGAAATTTCAGGACCACTTAGGCCGGCGTGGGCGGCGGCTCTTGCCAGCCTGCACCATGCGCATCTTCAGCAGCGACTCGTGGGTAATGAGGCCAGCCATGTTCTTGATGACCTGCTTTTCCATGAGCAGCCGATAGACGTAGGACTTACTGCGCTTGGTGAGTGTTGAGAACTCCTTGACCGTATAGCCGGCATGGCCGGGAGGCTCGGATTGGTCTTCAATGAGAGCTGAATCCAGAGCAGCCACCTCCCTTGGCCCGGACTGCCGACGATAGGCATCTAGCAATGCTTCGAGTTTTGTCGTCATCGATTCGACCTGCTTTTGAAGCATGAGGATGGTGTTACCGCATAAGGCGACATTGGAGCTATTCTCCGCGACCACGGCCGACATCCGCTCAATGACAACGGCTTCGACCGCGATTGGCGGAAGTGCGAGCTCAAGTTGGCTGACAAGGTCTTCACGGTCATCAGTTGGACCCATCTTTGGCCTCCTCCCTATTCCTACGTAGCCTGACCTCCAAGCTCAGGACTACCATGTCTCTGACAACGTCATTGGGCGTTGCGCCCACCTTGTGTGAGATTTCCGCAAGCATCCGCGCATAGCGCGGGCTCAAGCGAAAACTGATGTCTCGGCCTTCGGCGAACTTCTTAGTCCAGGTGCTAGGACTACAGCCGCGCCGTTGGGGTTGTGGCTTGTCGCTGGTATGCTTGGGGTCGGGCATGTTGCGAGGATTCACCCGTAATGGTTTACCCAACTCAGCCCGTGTAAAACACGGACTCTTTCCCAATTTTATCTTTGTTCGCCAGGATTACACCTTAACTCATGCCGCCGAAGGAAAAGTGGGGTTTACGGCGTTTTTCGCATTCTTCAACTTTCCGGGCCGGATGCCAAAATAGACCGCCGCGTCGACCTGCGAAGCCACACCTCGGTAATGACGATAGATCATCGCTTGGTTCGAATGCTGCATGAGTAGAGCGGTCTTCGCGGCGTCCTGTTGCAACGCGATGTGATAGGAGCAGAACGAATGTCGCAGGATATTCGGGCTGCGCTCGATCCCGGCCCGCTTGAACGCCTCGTTCTTCTCACGGTCATAGATCACTCGCCCCATGTGCCACGGCCGCTTCTTCCAATTCGGATCCTGGAGATTATCGGCGCGGCGAATCCAATCCCAGATATTCTCTGGGAGATTCTCCAACAGGTAGCGTCGGCCAGTCTTATGCTTGGCCGCAGGGAGAAGGATGGTCTTCTCCTCGAGGTTTATGTCAGAGCGGCACAGTCGGAAGGCACTGGAGAACCGCAGGCCGGCAAAGGCCTCTAGGGCCATGTAGACGGCCACACGACTGTCCTTGTTCACCTCGAAGAGCTTGGCGGTGTCCTTGGCGCTCAGGACTGAGACCTCGCCGGCTGGCTGGTCCTTGGGCAGCTGAACGGCCAGGCAAGGGTTGCGACGGACCCAGCCCTCGGCGAGGGACCGCTTGAAGAACATCGAGATTACCGACAGGTGGTGCTTGATGGTCTTTAGGCTGAAACCCTTTCCCTTGAGATCGCCCACCCACCTGCGGACATCATCGGCCTCAATGGCATTGGCCGGCTTGAGGGGGTTGATGAACTGGGTGAATCGCTTGAGGTAAAGGGTCTGGTTGGTGTGCAGCCAGCCCCTAACGCCCTCTTCCTTACGCATACGCAGGAAGTCCTCGACCAAGGCCTCGATCTGCCGCCCCGACTCGCGGGCTTGCCGCTCCCGGACCGCCTCGACCACCTCGCTTAGGGGGGTGCCTCCAATCAGCCGGCGAAGCTCATACCAGACCCTGGCCTCGTCGGGCGACAGGAGACTGGGGGTTGGCTGGACGCCGTTGCTCCGGCGCTCCTGCTGGAGCTCGGAAGCGAAGTAGTTGGCCTCGCCCAAGGTCTTGAAACTACGGTAGCGGCGACCCAGGGAAGTTCGCCACATGACGACCCAGGTGTCGTTAGACGCCCGGTTGTAGACGAGGATGCCCCCTTCAAGGGAGCGAGACTTGGCGACAGGGTTGAGCTTCATGATTCGTGGTTTCCGTTGTCCGCGGGATCGCAGACGCGAACCGGACGAATCAGCCGTAACCACGGGCCTCGCACCCCCCGCAATGCTGTAGTCAATCTGTAGACAATTTAACTCCCGATTTGTGTGAAATTGGGAAATTTGTGGAACGCAAGAATGCGGCAAAACCACGTTTTTTGCGTGGTTTTCCGGGTTTTCACCGTCGGAAGATGGCGGAGAGGATGGGATTCGAACCCACGATACCCTTTTGGGGTATACCCATTTAGCAAACGGGCGCTTTCGGCCACTCAGCCACCTCTCCAGGTCCTCTGTTAGTTCAGGGGAGAGGCAGTAATGG